TCTAATTTCTACTCTAGACCATTTAACTTAGGATATGCTAAATTACCTAATGAGATAGTAGAGGCATATGCTCTAGATGTTGAGGACTTTCTAGAGTTTACAATAGACAAATTAAACGAGCAGTATAAAGATGGCAGTAATTAGCCCAACGGGATTATTAGGAACTAGATCACCTATCCTCATTACTTGGAATGGAACAGGTAGTTCAGCAAGTGATATCTATTATTTTAAGTTAGAGATTTATGCATGGACAGGGGATAAGGATGTGCGCCCTGCATCACCTACCTACACAATTGACAGAACATCAGGATTTGTTAATGAATTTCCAACTGCTGATATCGCTCCTATCTTAGAGAATGAATTTAATCAGAGAGTAACTAAGTTAGATACAGAAGATCTAGTAACGATGTCTCCTGATGCTCTATTATGGGTTGAGGTAGATTATGACATTGAGTATTTATCTGGAGGCTTTGTAGTAAATGATACAGGCACTACTACTCGCTTCTTAGTTACAGATGGATATAGTAAGTTCACTGATGGCTCTAATAAGGATCTAGGACAGGCTATCTTGATTGAAGATCAGGATAAGTATTTCTATGAGTTTGATACTTACAATATGCCTATCTACTTAGGTGATGTAGGCAGTAGCTATCAGACTGATGTAGTAAAGATTAAGCTAGTAGGATCTGATGCTTCTAATGATACGATAGTAGTAAGTAATCAGACAGGAGAGGATGCAGAGGATAGAGTTCTATTATTCCCTGTGGGAATACCTAACCTATCAAATTATGTCTTTACAGAGGGACTAGGATTATCAGAGCCTCGCTTATTAGATTGGTGGGATGTCCAGATATTGGACTCTAGTGATGCAGTAGTAGATAGTAGAAGATTCTACAATCAATGTGAGATGAAGTATGCTCCTATTCAACTGCAGTACATTAACAGATATGGAATGTGGGATACGATGACCTTCTTTAAGAGGTCAGATACTGATTTAGATGTAAGCAAGGAGACTTATAGATCAGTGATCGGTTCAGCATCAGCATCTGGATATACTTGGGGAGATCAAGCGAGAGGCAAGAGATCCTATAATGAGGAGATGAGCAAGAGAATCACGATGAATACAGGATTCATTGAAGAGGTATCTAGTGAGAACCTAGAGCAGTTATTGATGAGTCCTTATGTAGTGATGACTATCAATAGAACGACTACAAGAGTTCAGGATACTTACACGATATCTCAAGACTTTAGAGCGGTGAATGTGTTAACGGAATCTCTAAGACTCCAGAAGCATATCAATGAGAAGACTATCAATTATACAATACAGGTAGAGTTTGCAACACCTGATAATGCAATGCTATGATAGAGATCTATATAGGATCAGAGAGAATAGACACCTTTAAGGATGAGGATGTGAATATCACATTGAGCATTCAGAATATAAAAGATATATCTAGGCTCTTTACTGATTTCACTCAGAACTTTCAAGTACCTGCCTCAAGGCAGAATAATGATGTATTTAAGCATTACTATAATGCTGATATCTCAGGAGGGTTTAATGCAGCACTAAGACAGGATGCTACAATCTTTATGAATAAGGAATTATTCAGAGAGGGTTCTATTGAGTTGATGTCTGTAGATATGGTTAATGGTAAGCCTTCTGCTTATGAGGTTGTGTTCTTTTCTGCAGGGGTAAATCTCAAAGATTTATTCGGTGAGGATGAATTAACGGATCTTGATTTATCAGCATATGACCACGCCTATGATGGTGCAGTGATTAGAGGAGCAATGGAAGGAACTACTCCTCTTCATTCTGGGAATGTTATCTATCCATTGATATCTCCTGTTAATGATTGGTTTTATGATAGTGCCTCAAGCACTCACGATGATAATGATATCGCCTATCATACGAGTAATGATGATCATGGCTTAGATTACTATGAGTTAAAACCTGCTATCAGGATCAGCAAGTTGATAGATGCGATTGAGAGTAAGTATGGAATCACCTTTACATCTACCTTCTTTGCAGATAGAAAGTTCACAGATTTATTCCTATGGGGACATAGAAGAGAGGGATATATGTTCTTTAATCAGGCTAATGGATACACTGCTGAAAAGATTGATTTCACTTCAGCTACAGGCTTGTTTGATGTTACTACAGATACCTATACAAATGGCCCATTTACCACAAGTTTAATTTGGAGATATTCAATTACATCTTCAGATGACTATCAATTACATTGGTATGTGAATGGTCAGTATGTAATGAGCAGACAACATTCAGGAAGTGTAACTAATGAAGAGGTATATCTTAATGCTTGGCTAAGTGGAGGAGATAAGGTACAGATAAGATTCTCGCCTCCTATTGATTGGAATGGTAATACTATTACTATTGATTCATGTAGTAGCGATGGAAGACCTTCTGGAGCAGGAGCAGTATCATTTACTGCATCTACTTCAACTCCTCAATCATTCAATACAGATGTTATCATGAGTGATCAGATGCCTGAGCAGAAGGTCTATGATTTCATTCTAGGTTTAGTGAAGATGTTTAATCTAGTGATTGAGCCTACAAGTAGAACGAAGTTCATAGTAGAGCCACTAGATGATTGGTATGCTTTAGGATCTAACTATGATATTACTGATCATGTAGATATATCTTCTGAGAAAGTTACGAAGCCAGAACTCTATAGAAGGATCTCATTCAAGTATCAGGAGTCTGGATCATATCTAGAGGAGGCGTATAGAAACACAAACGGAGGTATAGGATATGGAGATCTCAGAGCAGACTTTACATTTGATGGTGGAGAGTTGACTGCTGAATCAACATTTGAATTAATGAAATATCAGAAGTTAGATGATACTAGCAATGGTATTGTGAATTTCCTAGTAGGAAAGAGTATTGATAAGGAAGGAGATCCGTATATCGGTCAGCCTGTAATCTTCTACTCACCTGCTACATTAAACATCTCATCCTATCCAATTGGATTCCTAGATGAAACAGGAAGAACAACCACTGCCTCTAATCAAGTGTATCTATGTGGAAATATAAATAACAGAGTTGCAGCCGATGTAACGCAAATGCTAACCTATGGACTTGAAGTTGATCCTTTTCACGAACAGAGTTTCGTACAGACCTTATACAATCAATTCTGGGAAGATTATATCACAGATCTCTACTCAGTTAGCCGTAGGGTATACTCAATGAAGGCAATACTGCCTTTCAATGTATCTTCTCAGTTGAGGATGAATGATAAGCTAGATATAGCAGGTAGGAGATATATCATTAATCAGATCCAGATAAACCTAAGAACGGATGAGGCTACTTTGGAACTTCTAAACGATGTGTGATGGACTTGGGTTTTATAATTGAGCAACTTCAGAAACAGGAGGCTATTGATCAGGATTTGATGATAGCTAAAGGAGAGTGGAAGATCATCACTAAATGGAGTGAAGCTAAAGAACAAATTAGATGGCGGTTAAGAAAGAAATAGAAATCAATGTAAATACTAGCAATGCTGAGAAGAATGTAGATAACCTTGAGGGGGGATTATCTGGATTATCTGCTCAAGCAGACAAACTCACAGGAGGGTTAGTATCAGGTTTCAAAAAGGGAGTTGCAGGAATCAAGCAAGGAATCACTGCAATGAAGTCTCTAAAGGTTGCGATAGCAGCCACAGGGATAGGACTTTTATTGATTGCTATTACGGCTCTTACATCTTACTTCACAAAGACTCAGAGAGGGGCTGATAAGTTATCTCAAGCACTTAAGGGAATGGGTGCAGTAGTAGATGTGTTAGTAGATAGATTCTCAACATTTGGAGAAGGCATCTTTGCTATATTCACAGGAGACTTTGCTAAGGGTGTAGATATCCTGAAAGGATCATTCAAGGGATTAGGTGATGAGATTAGAGAGGAAGCAAAAGCAGCAATTGATTTAGAGAAAGCACAACAGGCTCTAGAGGATAGACAGATTGCTCTTATTAAGGTCAATGCTGAAAGGAGAGCAAGTATTGAATCTTTGAGGTTAGCAGCAGAAGATGAGAATAAGACTAATGCCGAGAGAGCAGATGCACTTAGAGAAGCAGCTAGGCTACAGAATGAGATTGCTGATGATGAGATAGCGATAGCTAAGGAAAGAGCAAGAATCATTAGAGAGCGAGTTGCTTTAGGGGAATCATCAAGAGATGATATTAGAGAACAAGCAGAGGCAGAGGCTAGAATCATTGAACTAGAAGCAGAGAGAGATAGAAGATTAAAATCTTTAGTAACTAGATTGAATGCCTTTACTAAGGCTCAGGATGAGGCTACTGATTCAACACAGAAATATAATGAGGAATTAACGAAGGTTGCCTCTAAAGAGATTCAGTTTGCTGCAGATACTAATGCAGTTACATTAGCTATGCATAAAGACCTAAGGTCTAGTATGGCTATGATAGATCAGCAGTATGCGAATGTTGCTGATGGAATCAGAAAGGATTCCCTTAAGAAGACAAGAAGCCAGAAGATGGCTGAGTTGGATATCATTGCAGGTACTCTAGGATCATTAAGTCAATTAGCAGGAGAGAATGCTCAATCTGGAAAAGCACTAAGTGCTGCAGAGGCTATTATCAATACATATACAGGTGCTACGAAGGCACTTGCTCAAGGTGGTATATTTGGTGCGGTAGCAGCAGCAGGAGTTGTAGCTTCAGGTATTGCATCAGTAAGACAGATCTATGCTACACCAATTCCTGCGACTACAGGAGGCGGTGGTGGAGGATCAACACCTAGACCACAGATATCAGCACCTTCAATTACTCCTAGATTGTCATTAGATACGCAAGTATCAGATCTAGGGAATCAGATTACAGAGTCATTAAGTAAGACTCCTGTTAGAGCATATGTAGTGAATCAGGATGTGCAGAGTGCAGCGAAGATGGATAGAAAGATTAGAGAAACGGCAACAATAGGATAGATATGAAGTTTTTTGAATTAGTATTAGATGAAGATAAACTCCTTCATGGTATAGATGCGATAAGCATCGTAGAGCATCCTGCTATAGAGGAGGACTTTATCACTATGAGTAAGGATCATAAGTTTGAATTCAAGGAGATAGATCAGGAGAAGAAGATCCTGATGGGAGCAGCAATGATTCCAGAAAAGCCTATCTATAGAGTTGATGGTGATCAGGAATACTATGTATTCTTTACGAAGGAGACAATCCGTAGAGCCTCAGAATTATATCTGATGAATGGTAAGCAGGGTAACGCTACGCTAGAGCATCAGGAGAAGATATCAGGCTTATCATTAGTTGAGAGTTGGATCATAGAAGATCCAGAGAAGGATAAGAGCAGAGCCTATGGCTTAGAGTATCCTGTAGGAACTTGGATGGTAAGTATGAAGGTGAATAATGAGGATATCTGGAATGAATATGTCAAAAGTGGGAAGGTCAAAGGATTCAGTATTGAGGGATGGTTCATGCAGCGAGAATCGGCTATTGAAATCAATACAGAATTATCTAGAATTGAATCAGAAGAAGCAGACCACTTGCTCTCACTTTATCTTCTGGGAATAATCAAAGGTTCTGTAAAGAACGACAAGAGATACAAGAATGGGAAGAAGTTGGAAATGGAATCATACAGAGACTATCCTGATTCAGTTTCTAACAATGCGAAGAAGGGAATTGAACTCAATGAGAAGCAAGGCAACAAGTGTGCTACTCAAGTGGGTAAAGTCAGAGCGCAGCAGTTAGCCCAAAAGCAACCTCTATCAGTTGAGACAATTAAGAGAATGTATTCTTACCTAAGTAGAGCGCAGGAATACTATGATGAGGGAGATACCACATCCTGTGGATATATCTCATATATGTTATGGGGTGGATTAAGTGCTAGGAGATGGGCAGAGAGTAAATTGAAGGAATTGGATCAGTTATGAAAATAACCCAAAATCTTAATAAATAGTTGTTTAATTAGAAAAGTTCAGAAAAATGAATCTACAAGAAGTATTCAAGAAGATTGAAATGGCTCTTACTCCTCAAGAAACTCCTGAAGTTCAGGAAGTACAAGAAGAAGTAAAAGTTGAGATGGCTACAATGAAACTCGCAGGAGGTGTTGTAGTTGAAGCAGAATCATTTGAGGCAGGTGAGAATGTATTCTTAGTTGGTGAAGATGATGAGAAAGTTGCTGCTCCTGTAGGAGAGCATGAGTTGGAAGATGGTCGTATCCTCGTTATTGTTGAGGAAGGTGTGATCTCTGAGATTCGTGAAGCAGGTGAGGAAGTAGTAGAGGAAGAAGCTACAGAGGAAGTTATGGAAGAGCAGGAGATGGCTTATGTAACTAAGGAAGAGTTCGGTGCTGCTATTAATGAGATTAAAGAAATGATTGCTGCTATGATGCCTCAAGAGGAAGAAATGGCTGCTGAAGAAGTTAAAGAAGAGGAGAAAGTAGAGATGAGTGCTGATGAAGCACCTGCTGCTAAGAAAGTAGCTGCTGCTCCTGTTGATAAGAAACCAGATATGGTGAAGTTCAGCAATAAGGCTGGTGCTACTACCTTATCTCGTGTAATGAGTAAATTATCCTAATTTAAATAAAGAAGAAAAATGGCTACAACCACTTCAATTACTACCACTTATGCTGGTGAATTTGCAGGGAAATATGTTTCTGCTGCATTATTGAGTGCCGACACTATTGAAGGTGGCGGTATTACTATTAAACCAAATGTCAAGTACAAAGAAGTACTAAAGACAATGAACTTGGATGCTATCACTAAAGATGCAACTTGTGATTTCTCTGATACTTCTACATTGACTTTGGCTGAGAAGGTTCTTACTCCAAAAGAACTTCAGGTAAACCTAGAATTGTGTAAATCTGACTTTGTATCGGATTGGGAAGCGATCTCTATGGGTTACTCTGCTTTTGATGAGTTACCTGCAAACTTCGCTGATTACCTAATCGGTTATGTTGCTGCTAAAGTAGCTGCAAAGAATGAGACTAACATCTGGGCAGGTGCTGATGCTAACGAAGGTGAGTTTGATGGCTTCACTGCTCTATTGGCTGCTGATGCTTCAGTTGTAGATGTAGTAGGTACTACTATCACTGCTGCTAATGTTATTGATGAGTTGGGTAAAGTAGTTGATGCTATCCCTGCTGCATTATACGGCAAAGAGGATCTTTACATCTATGTATCTCAGCATATCGCTCGTGCTTATGTTCGTGCTTTAGGTGGGTTTGGTGCTAACGGCTTAGGAGGCAATGGTGTTGCTTCTAATGGTACTACTTGGTACAACGGAGGCGATCTAGCCTTTGATGGTGTTAAGTTGTTTGTTGCTTCTGGTATGCCTACTAACGATATGGTAGCTGCACAGAAATCTAACTTGTTCTTCGGTACAGGTTTGTTGAGCGACCACCAAGAAGTGAAATTACTAGACATGGCTGATCTTGATGGATCACAAAATGTTCGTGTAGTAATGCGCTTCACTGCAGGTGTTCAGATTGGTATCGGTGCTGACATCGTATACTATACTTAATAGTTGATTGATTAACCTAAAAGGGGCAGGTAGGCTAGTGCTTGTCTGCCCTTTTTTTTTATACTTATAGAATATGGCGTGTGCTTTAACAAAAGGAAGAAACGAACCCTGTAAGGATGTAGTAGGTGGTATCACTGCCGTTTACTTTGCTGACTTCGGAACATTAGGTGCGATTACCTATGATGGAACTGATACGGATGTGATTGACTCATTTGGAGGAACTCCAGATTGGTTCAAGTTTGAAGTAAAAGGAAACTCTAGCTTTGAGCAGACAATCACTTCATCTCGTGAGAATGGGACTACATTCTTTGATCAGGTATTGAATCTTACATTCAAGAAGATGACTAAGCAAACTCACAATGAGTTGAAATTATTGGCTTATGCTCGTCCTCATGTGATTATAGAAGATAACAACGGCAACAAGTTCCTAATGGGATTAGATTATGGTGCTGATGTTAATGGTGGTACAATCGTTACAGGTGCTGCGATGGGTGATATGTCTGGATATACTTTGACATTCAACGCTCAGGAGAAGATCCCTGCTAACTTCGTAGATGCTACGATTACTGCTGATGCTTCAACTATTACTGATATCTAAGATCAGATCCTGATAGAATCAAAAAAGCCCTTCCATTACGGAGGGGCTTCTTTTTTGGTAGCAAGGCTACCTAAGAGAGATGAACTAGGCAAATGTAACCATTATAATTGTTTTGGGTTTTATAATTAGATGATTATTGTAGAAGAAAATACAACTCCACAGATTACGATGTATCTAAGGGACTTCACAACGGAGTCTTTTGAGATAGAAATCATATCTGAGGATCAAAGAGTAGAGAAGGTAGATACTGCTATATCTGGAACATATGATGATTTCAGAAAGGTGCTAACCTTCTCTTATGATGTATCTGCCTTAGTAGCGGAGAGTTTTTATGTTGTCAAGATTTGGGAGGTAGGTAAAATCAAACTACTTTCACAAGACAAGATGTATATTATTCCTTCAGGATCTTCAGTAGCAACATATCAGCCTAAATTGGCTACTACGGAGGAGACTATGGATAACGAGTTTAAGATTTATGGAGAATAGTCAGTTCAAGTTTGTTCAATTATCTAGTTATACTAGCCCTGTAATTAGTGAGAACCCTAGAAAGGGTTGGGTAGAGTATGGAGATGATAATGATTACTTTCAGTATTTGATAGACAGGTTCAATGGATCTCCTACTAACAATGCTATAACTTCTGGAATCATTGATATGATTTTCGGTCATGGTATTGATGCTACAGATTCAGGAAAGAATCCAGAGGGATATCTTCAGTTGAAGAAATTAATTAAGGATCAGGAATTGAAGAAAGTAATCAATGATTACTATATGCTAGGTAATGGTGCGTTTCAATTGATCTACAATCAGAATAAGACTAAGATCGTTGAGGTATATCATATGCCTGTAGAGACTCTTAGAGCAGAGAAGTGTAATGAAGAGGGAGAAGTTGAGGCATATTACTATGCTTATAATTGGGAAGAGGTACGATCTAAGAAAGGTGTTGATCGCATTCCTGCTTTTGGTTATGGCTCACAAGGAGATAAAGTTGAGATCTTATACTTCAGACCTTATCGCAGTGGCTCTTACTATTATTCCCCTGTTGATTATCAAGGTGCATTACCTTATGCTGAGTTAGAGGGTGAGGTAGCAAACTACCATATCAATAACATTAAGAACGGACTTGCTCCTTCTATGATTGTGAACTTTAATAACGGAGTTCCACCAGAGGAGGAAAGAGCGAACATTGAATCTCAGATTAAGCAGAAGTGGGGAGGCTCATCCAATGCAGGGAAGTTTATCCTTTCCTTTAATGATTCAGCAGATACTGCTGCTTCTATTGAGCCTGTTCAGTTATCAGATGCTCATAATCAATATGAGTTCTTATCTAAGGAATCACAACAGAAGGTCCTAGTAGGTCATAGAATCACTTCCCCTATGTTATTTGGTGTTAAGGATCAGACAGGATTAGGGAATAATGCTGATGAGATTAAAACGGCATTCACTTTGTTTGATAATAGTGTGATCAGACCTAAGCAGAATCAGGTGATTAACGCTATAGATGAGATCCTAGCCTTCAATAATGTTTCATTGAATCTTTACTTCAAGACATTAACTCCTTTAGAGTTTACAGATGTTGAGGATGTTACTGATCAGGAAGTGATTGAGGAAGAAACAGGAATCAAGATGGCGGCAGATCCAGAGTTCACGAAAGAGGATGAAAAGGAATGGTTAGAATACCTAGCTGATAAAGGTGAGGATATCAATGAAGAGGAGTGGGAATTAACTGCGGTGCAGGATGTGGATGATCCAGATAATGAGGATCAGATCGTAGAGGCGATCACATCGGTTAGTATGGCTGCAGTGAGTTCATATGGTGATGCTGAGGAGAGATCTTCACAAGATGCAGGTATGTTTAAGATTCGCTATAGATACTCAGGATCATTGAGTAGTAATAGCAGAACCTTCTGTGTTGAGATGGTTGGATTGTCTGATGGTGGTAAGGTCTATAGAAAAGAGGATATCAATCAAATGAGTTTCTCTGGAGTGAATGGTCAATTCTCACCTAAGGGTAGAAGCACATATTCTATCTTCAAGTATAAGGGAGGAGCGTATTGTCATCATAAATGGCAGCGACTCATTTACATGAGAAAGAGATCAGGAGGTAAGTTCTTACCTAAGAGTCAGACAGAGGCTTTAGAAAATGATAAGAGAGTAGCACCTTCACAGGCTTCAGCAGCAGGTGTTCCACAGAGTAAGATTAATCCTAAGGATTATGATACTGCAAATACTCGCCCTATTGATATGCCTAACAGAGGAAAATTAAACTAATATGGCACAGGTACTATTTGTCAGCCCTGCTGATGTTATAAAGAGAACAGGGATCAATGGTAATGTTGATCGTGATCAGATGATTCAATTCATCAAGATTGCTCAGGACATTCATGTTCAGGGCATAATGGGAACGAGATTATTTGAGAAGTTTAAAACTGATATAGCAGCAGGTAGCATACCTACTAACTATCAGACTCTCTTAGATGATTATATTCAGGATATGGTCATACACTATGCAGCGATAGAGATACTGCCTTATATCCACTTTAAAGTAGCAAATGGAGGCATCTATACTAAAGGATCAGAGAATGGAACGAGTGTTACTAAGGAGGATCTAGATTATTTAGTACAGAAGGAGCGAGATATAGCAGAGCATTATGCGAGGAGATTTGTAGATCATATGAGTTTCAATAATGCTACCTATCCAGAGTACAATCAGAATAACAATGATGATATGTACCCTACTAAGAATCAGAATTTCGCAGGATGGGTTCTGTAAGAACTACCTATAAGCCTAAACAGGCTAACATCCAGAAGTTGAAGAAGTATCTCATGAAAAAGAATAAGAAATGAGCAACAACATTAATTGGGGAAAGATATATGAGTCTACTGCTTGGGGCAATACTGACAATAATATAAGTTGGGGTAGTGCATATGCTGATTTAGCAGGCGGTGGATTTGACACCGACTATCAAGCGGTATTAGATAGGTCAACTGCTTTAGGATATACTGCACCAAGTGCTGCTCAACAAACCTTGCAGAATACTCTTGTAACGGATTTAAAAACTGCGGGTGTTTGGGACAAACTTGATGTGTTCTATGTGTTCGCTACGGATGGCGATAGCGACTATGCGACATTAAACTGGAAAGCACCGAGCAGTCATCAAGTAACCAAAGTGAATAGCCCGACATTTACAACTGATATTGGATTTAGAGGAAATGCTTCAAGTTCTTATTTAGATACAAACTACGCACCAAGCACCGATGCTGTTAATTATCAGTTAAATAATGCATCTATGTTTATGTATCGTTCCGAACTTGCTACCGCTGGTCAAGTACAAGCATATGAAGGAACATTTAAAAGCGGGGAAGGATATGCTATGATTTCGGGGCGTCCATTTGGATATGGCGAAAACTATTTGAATAGTACGGCAGGACTTGCTAATTCTGGTGCGAATGAAGGCGTTGGATTACAATTGGTAAATAGACCTAATTCAAACACAATTAACTTGTATTTCAATGGTTCTTTTGTTTCACAAAATACTTCAGCTACAAGTACATCCGTACCATCTGTGAGTGTTTGGAATTTTGCAGCGAATAATGGAGCCTCTGGAATTTTCTTTTCTAATGTGGGTCACGGAATGTGGGGGATGGGTGCAGACCTTACAAGCGAACAAGCAGATTTAAACACGGCTATTCAAAATTATATATCTGCCCTATGATAGTATTAAAAGCAACACAAGCCCAATACGAGGCTTTAGATGGATATAGAAACGGAGACAACCTTTTGAAGTTTGCTAAAGATGGAAACGACAATTGGATTGTAGGAACTGCGGTATTGAATGATTCTGCTTTTGCGGCAATACACGACCAACTAAATGCATTGGAGCGTATTGAATATGTTCCTGTGCCAGAGCCAGAACTATGATAACTCGTAAATATGAATATGTAGATGAGGCAGCAGCAGATGCTGCAATAGACCTCTTAAGAGATGAGGAAGGAAACCTAACTGAAGCAGTAGTGAAGTTGGGATACCTTACCACAACTCCTGCAACATATGATGAAGAAGGAAACGAACTCACCCCTGCGATAGTAAGTGAGAAGTATGCCGTAGATGTACATTGGAAGAATGTCCCTAACCAAGTATGGCAGCAGTATTTAGTCTGGCCTACTCCTATGGGTATTCACTCCTTTGGTAGTTCAAGTTCAAGAGATGAATACGCTACTGCCTATTGTATCCTATACCCTAACTCAACATATTGTAACCCACCAATAGATGAAGAAATTTAAGACACCTTCAAGAACATCTCCTAAGGGAGGCAAGAGAGGTTGTTTATGTAAAGGCAGAAACACCTACTCTATAGATTGTTGTGATGGATCTTTATGGGCACAGGGGATAGGTATTAGTGTAGATACTGAGCCGCCTTCTGGATATACTATTGAATGGAATCAAAGTGTTTTAGACTTCCAGAATTTTGAGAGTGCTTCTTTTCATGTAGGTAATGGACAGGCTCAGGCTTATGTCTATTATTCTATTACTGATGTGAATGATCAGATCCTGCTAGGATCAGTGAATATGGGAGGGAATACGGAGTTAGATGTTCCTGTTGATGTATCAGGACTTGCTGATGGAACATTAACACTAGCTGCTTATCTAGCAGATCCGAATCAAGGTGAGACAATTACCAGAACGATCCAGAAGATAGTAGAGACAAGTGAGTATGTATATACATTACAGGCTCGTATGGATGTATTTGAGGCGGAGGCTTGTACTTACGCAGCGTTGAATGAATTGGTAGCGATAGAAATATGAATGCATTAGAAGCGGCAAGTTTGGTAATGATACCGAGTGGCTATGAGGATGGTACACTTGGGAGTTTAAAGCCTACGGATGGAACAGGAGACTTTAC